GTAATACTCCTTTGCTACAGCTTCATCAGCTATAACAATATCGTCTCCAAGTAATGCATAATCCTCAAACCAAGTCTTTCGACCGGCCCGAGAAGCAGCTAACTGCAGTGCAACGTGATGTGACAAGGCGAATGCTCCTCAAGATGAGAGCATTCCCATAGGTTGACCTACCGCATAGCGATAATCAACTCCATCAAGACTTCAGTCTCTATCAACCATAATTGTTTCCCAGGCCCTGGCGACATCATAATTATATAATAATGACATCATCTGTACCTGAAAAGCAATAGGAACTCTATCAGTAGCTGCAGATAAGTCATATGAATAAACGGTTCGGCTTTCGCCAGAATCGCGTTTATTTAGACTATCCACCAGATACTCTAGTGGTCTTCCTTGGTTGAAGGTTCCATCTTGAGGTATTTTCTCTAATATAGAGAAAATATGGTCATGTATGGGACGGAGGCAGGTTTGAGAGAATACATCGCCAATAGCGAATACCCGCACTTTTCCAGCTGGCTCCTCTTTTAAAGAGAGTTTACCGATGCGCAATTTCCGGCCAAGAGCTTCCTCTTCTTTAGATCCTAATACTTCAGAGATATGACTTAGATGTTGTATCTCGTGATCTAGTAATTTAGATAAACTAGAATCAAAGTATTGATTTACCGTAAGAAAAGCATTGAGCAGCGAAGGGTACCTAGATGCCAATACATAGGCATCATATGGCGCCCCCAGCATAGAAATTTTACAATTTGGTCCAGCAGATCTCATTGGGAGTAAATCGTCCTCCCCCTTAGGCGGTTTCCCGACTAAGGGCGCGAATAAACGCGACCATACGCTTCCTATCTCCCCAACACCAACAGTAGGTTTAACCCCACTGAAGGCATCAGTAATAGTAGAAAGTTTCGTATGACCTGGATATTTTATAACCCGATAGAGACCTAGGAGTGCTAGGATTACTTTTCAATTAATCTTACCAGAAGCAGAGAAAGTTAAGGCTTTATTATAGCCATGAAACTTTTGACGTAGATGGGAAGGAATAATTAAAGGTAATCCCGAACGGGTGGCAACCCTCACAGCAGTGTTACACTGAGTGGGATTACCGGCAATATAGAACTGGCAAATTCGAGTAGCCTCTTTTAGGTAGGCTACTGTCATTACTTTACCATTATTGGTTCATAATGACTTAATACGGTTTGCAAGTTCATAGAAAGCCGCCCGATCTGAGACTTCAGCTTGATGATACCAGATAAGTAATGACGTATACCGCCCTATTAATTCAAAACTAATAGAGGTAGGAACATTATTATTTTTCTTAAGTATCTTCATCATGATGTTTTACGATCTTGCTCCTAACAGGGTCACCGTCGTCGACAAGACAACCAGGGGCCACCCTCGCGGGTGACATCTGGCTACGTGATTACGCATTCACGCGATTGATTATACTTAAGACTGTAAGCACAGGTGCCAATTATCAGACACTTAGCTGCTTCACTAACTCATAACAAGTTGACGAGACTTGCCTAAATTAGTTCCTCACCAAACATCTAATTTAATAGATAGTAGGAGAAAGTAGGGGACCAGCTTCGGGTGTGCC